GATCACCCGCTCCTAAAGCACGAAAAGACACCGGGCGCCTTCGGAGATACTTACGACGATTGTTTAAGGGGCGACTATGTTTTGCTTTCAAGAGCCAAGGAGCTGCGCCGCAAAGCCAGGGCGGAAATCTATTGGAGCCGAGCCAGTAATGAAATGCGGGAAATCATCCGGACTGCGGTGCTCGATAACGAGCCCTTTAAAGGCAATGAGCCGCTTACTCGCTGGATGATGCGCCGGGAATTGAAATGGATTATCGATGATTCATATGTTCTTAATTATATTATAAATTACATACTTAGCGAGTTATAAATGGAACATGAAAAGTTTATTGAAATTACTGCCGCCTATATCAATGCATTGCTCAAAGGCGAATCGAAAAAGGAATTAAAGTTAAAATATTACAAACAGTTTGAACAATTCGACGCAGCACAATTAGAGCAGCTCATGTTCAACGATTTTTTAGTTGAGAAACATCCCGATACGCTTCTAAAAGCTCTCAATTTAAATCATACGGATTCAAAACAACTAATCAAATTGATGGAAACCGCCTGGTTCGCCCGCGCCAGATTTCATAAATTCTGTAAACGGAACGACGACACCGATCTAAAAAAAACAATTGACGTCTGCCTCAATTAAAAAACATAATGATATCACTCCCGTGGGAGCATAGGCAAAAACAATTCACACAACGATTATAAGGGCGACTCCATAAGCGGGAGCTTACAAAGGGAGGGCCTAATGTCAATGAGTCCGACACAAAGAACGATTAGAGCATTAAAAGAACAGGGCCGGCTTTGCGGCATCGTTGAGCGCTTTATTTCGAATTCTCAGCTCGGACACGGAATTAGAAGCGATCTTTTTGGTATATTCGACGTGGTCGCCCTTTGTCCCGGCCGGGGCATTATCGGAGTGCAGAGCTGCGGGAGTGATTTTTCCGGGCACTATCGAAAAATTACTGAAGAAAAGGCTGAGAATGCGATGGAATGGCTGAAGTCGGGCGGCGTGATAGAGATCTATGGTTGGCGTAAAATCAAGCTGAAGCGAGGCGGCAAAGCGGAACGGTGGGCGCCCCGAGTTCAAGAAATTACTTTGAAAGATTTTGAAAAAGAACCTTCAATCATTTGCCCTAAATGCGGCATGGAATCATACAATCCAAATGATATCAAAAATCAATATTGTGGGAATTGTCATCAATTTCATGAGCATTTTAAATGGGAAAACGAAACTGCCTAACATGCCGTTTCTTTCGTTTCGCGGGCCTTTCCCGCTGGTGTTCATTTCCAAACCACCATAGGCCGCTCAAGCGACCCACGGGCAAATGCAAGGATTGGTATGAGTCCGATCAAAAAAGCATGCTGGCGCCGCCTAGGGCATGCCTAGCGGAGTCGATTAAGCTGGAGCAAGGATTTAGATGAGCAATAATATTTTGCTCGACATAAAGGACGCCATTTATTTGATAATTTACATCGTATCGATGATGTCCCTATTTTTGTCGAACAAATATTATCAGCGTAGCCAGGGTAGTGAGATCAAACGCATTTCGAAACTGATTTATGATGACAAAGGCGCCCTGAATATCGTAAGCGAGTGCCAGTGTAAGCAACGCCGGGATGAAGTTTTCACCGCGATTCGAAGGAACGAAAAAGTTGTTGAGATGATGTTGGTGGAACTGAAAGAGATCAAAGAGAATATTATCATTTTGAAAGTCTATTTTGGGATCAAAACTCCGGATGGAATCAAAAAAGATTAGAATCACCTGCGATGCCGCAATCACAATGCCCATTGATGATCTTGAGGCGTTTCAGGGCAAGCTGAAGTCAATCACCGAAGCGGAGTTTGAAAAGCTAAAGGCCGCGATTCTTAAGTATGGTTTCAGCTTTCCGGTATTCGTCTGGCGCAAATCAATCCTCGATGGTCATCAGCGGGTTCAGGCGGTGAAAAGACTCATCGATGACGGGTATGAACTCGAGGGCGGCATGCTGCCGGTGACATTGATCAAAGCTAAAGACCGCAAGGAAGCGGCGGAAAAGCTACTTTTGATCAACTCCCGCTATGCCAAGATCGATCAGGACGGATTCGATTTTTTCGTGCAGGATTTTGACATTGACGTTGCGGATATGAGCGGGTTGCTTGAAATACCGGAAATTGATTTTAGTATTGAACCAGAAATAGAAACATTCGAAGACAAAGAGCCGGACGAAGTCGATCCAGATGAATATGATTTAAAACATACTTGTCCGCGATGCGGATTTGAATTCGATGAATAAATATAGCTGGAATCTATCGGATTTAGAAAATATTGAGCCGAATGGCTTGAAAGTGATGTCTACATTTGCATGTGGTGGCGGTTCGAGCATGGGTTATAAGCTGGCAGGTTATGAAGTAATTGCGGCAAATGATATAGATCCTGAGATGGCCTGGCACTATAAGAAAAATTTGAATCCAAAATATTATTTTCTTTGTCCAATAAAAGATCTTTTAAAGATGGATTTGCCGAAGGAACTGTTTGGAATCGATATTCTTGACGGGTCGCCGCCATGCAGCACTTTTTCAATGGCCGGCAAGCGTGAAAAAAATTGGGGCAAGAATAAAAAATTTAGGGAAGGTCAGGCAAAACAGATTTTGTCGGATTTGTTTTTTGATTTTATCAAATTTGCTGATTACCTAAAACCAAAAGTAATTATTGCCGAAAACGTCAAGGGTATTATTCAGGGCAATGCAAAGGGATATGTCAAAGAAATAAAACGAAGGTTCGATGCTGCCGGATATAATGTCCAAATATTTTTATTGAATGCCAAATATTGCGGGGTCGCTCAAAATAGGGAAAGAGTATTTTTTTGTTGTTATCAGAATAAGTTTGACTTTCCTAAATTGAGATTGAATTTGTCTGGTAAAATTTTGAATGTTGGGCAGGTTTGTAGTGATATAAAGAATTTAACTGATGATGAAATATTAACAACAAAACCAAAAAATTATGATTTAAAATACTGGCCAAAAACCAAATGTGGCAAATCGTATGAAAAAGCTGCTTGGATATTAGAAAAAAAGAAAAAATTATGGTCATCAATAAGATTAGATAAAAATAAACCAAGTAACACATTAACAACAAATTCAATTAATTTTATGCATTGGAATCAATGTAGAAGTTTAACATATAGAGAATATAAACGCATTGGTTCATTTCCAGATGATTATAAAGCTAAGACTGAAATTTTAGGAAAATATCTAATCGGCATGTCAGTTCCACCAAAAATGATTGAAGTTATTGCCAGGGCAGTCAAAGAACAATGGCTAACAGCGTGAAATCAAACTAGCTTTCTTACATATTAAAAAATAATGGGTCAAAAAAGAAAACAACCAAATCTAAAAATAAAGCAGATCGAATCCGCTTTGCGCAAGACGCACGGCCTTATCGCCCATGCCGCCGAAATACTCAATGTCTCCCGCCCCGCAATTCACGACCGGATTAAACGAAGTCCGCGCTTACAAGAGGTAATGAAAGAGATCGAGGAAAGATTGATCGACCAGAGCGAAAATGTGATCTATCATCACATGAGTAACAAAAACCTAACCGCCGCAATATTTCATTTAAAAACCAAAGGCAAAAGTCGTGGCTGGATCGAACGCCATGAAAACGAACTATCCGGCAAAATAGACGCCCCCCTCATAATAGAGCGAGTCATTGTCAAAAAAGAAAAAACTTAGAATCGAAACGCCCGAATGGGCGGAACCGCTCTTGCCGGAATACATCCGTTACCGGGGCGCTTACGGAGGTCGAGCTAGTGGCAAAAGCTGGTTTTTCGCCGGCCTTATGATCGAGCGCCATTATTTACGACAGCCCACTTTTTCGGTATGTATCCGTGAAATTCAAAAAGACCTGAAACATTCCGCAAAACGTCTGCTCGAAATCCAAATAGAAAAATTCGGTCTTGGTCCCTGGTTTGAGATACAGCAGAATCAAATCAAGACACCGGGCGGCGGCCTAATCATTTTCCAGGGAGGCCTAATCATTTTCCAGGGAATGCAAAGTCACAATTCCGAAAGTATAAAATCTTTAGAGTCCTACGATGTCGCATGGATCGAAGAAGCGCAGACGATAAGTCAGCGATCCTTGGATTTGCTTAGACCGACGATTAGAAAAGACGATAGTGAGATATGGGCCACTTGGAACCCGCGTTATGAAACCGACCCCATAGATGTTTTCCTGCGCTCATCGAACACGCCACCCAATGCCGTAGTGGTTCGCTGCAATTACGATGATAATAATTGGCTTCCGGATATCATGCGGCGGGAAATGGAGTACGACAAGCGGCGAGATCCGGATAAATATGCGCATGTTTGGAAAGGTGAATATCTTCGCAACTCGGAAGCCAGAGTCTTCAAAAACTGGACTATTGATGAATTCGAAACATCGGAAGATGCCATTTTCCGCTTCGGGGCTGATTGGGGTTTTGCCAATGACCCAACGGCCTTGATTCGCTGTTATGTTGTCGGTCGTAAAATTTACATCGATAACGAAGCCTACGAAGTCGGATGTGAAATAATGGATACACCGGATTTATTTCGAACTGTGCCGGAAAGTCATCGCTGGCCGATTATTGCCGATAGTGCCCGTCCCGAAACTATCAGCCACATGAAAAAGCATGGCTTTCCTAAAATTTATCCGGCAATCAAAGGCAAAGATAGTGTTTATGAAGGTGTTGAATGGCTCAAGACATATGATATCGTCGTTCATCCGCGCTGTACTCATATGATCGATGAACTGACGCTCTATAGCTATAAAATCGACAAGGAAACTGAAAAAGTTCTGCCGAAATTAGAAGATGGTAATGATCATTGCCTTGATTGCCTTCGCTATGCCCTAGAAGGCAATCGCCGCTTAGAACGTCAGCAAAAAGAAAAAATCGCCCACCCCATCCCCGTTAAGTCATTTTTCTGATTGACGATATCAACATTTTAGCTTTATAACATAATTGTAATCCATCCCCGTGCAATGCCACGGAGGCCGGCGACGGCTTCAAACATCCTTCCAAAAATTCAAAGCCGAAAAAAAATAAAATGCCCAGGAAATCTAAGGCCGACAAGCTGACGGAGATCCATCAAAAGGCGCTCGAAGACTTTGACGCGATTCAATCCGCCGTTAGGGACGAACGGGAGCAATGCCTAGAGGATCGACGTTTTTATAGCATTTCAGGCGCACAATGGGAGGGCACTCTCGAAGAGCAGTTCTCCAATAAGCCCAAATTCGAACTCAATAAAATTCATCTCTCCGTCATCCGCATCATCAACGAATACAGAAATAACCGAATCACCGTTGACTTTGTTCCCATCGACGGCGACGACGATGACCTGGCCGATACTTGTGACGGTCGTTATCGAGCCGACGAGGACAAATCCGAGGCGCAGGAAGCCTATGACAACGCCTTCGAGGAAGCGGTGGGCGGCGGCATGGGAAGCTGGCGCTTGACGACTTGCTACGAGGACGAAGACGACGACGAAAACGAATATCAGCGGATCAGTTTCGAACCGATTTACGATGCCGATAGCACGGTCTTTTTCGATCTTTCGGCTAAGAAACAAGACAAATCCGACGCTAAAT